GTGTATTGAGCTAGTTCTGTAATTTGCATACCATCAAAACCAAAATGATTACTGTTTGTTTTTTTCATAATTTTTTCTATATCTTTATACATTTCTGGCATTTTAGAAAATGGTATCCAACTAATATGTGAAGTTCTTGTTTTAGTATCTACTATACCACCTTCTTTTTGAGCTTGACCAACACTTGCATTTTGTCTTGGTTGAGCTCTTCCAGCTTCAATAATCATCTGACATTGTTTTGGTGAAAATAATGGATTTGTTGTTTCTACACAAAAAGATTTCCATCTCGGTTCTGTAATTATCATGTTACACCTCTATTCTTTATTGGATCAAAGTTTACATCACAGTTTGCAGCTAATGTTATTCTAGTTTCATTTGTACTGTTAAAAGGATAAACACAATGTCTCATATCATACGGAAAAATAAAAAAATCTCTTATTTTTAAACTTGGTTGAAAATCTATTTTAGCAAACTGACCACTAGCAGAACCTAATATCTGTAATTTACCGTTTTGTGGAACTTCATCATTTGAATATTCTTTACCATAAGTTGAAGGTAAACTTAAAATCATAACACTAGATAAACCTGTAAACAATGTGCCTCTATGAATATGAACTGGATTGTATTCATGTTCTTTCATTTGATTAACCCATATTGAATTTAAGTGTAAATCATATTCTCTTATTTTATTCCAATCTAAATAATGTCTAAACATATCCATAAAATATTTTATAACATCTTGTGTTAGTCTATTATGGTTTTTCATTTTAGATTCGTCCTTACCACCATAAAACAAAGAGTGTTCGTTTTGTATTTTACCTACTAATTGTTTGTTAGCTGGGTCTAAATTATTAAAGTTGTTTTGATATATTTTATTTATCGTTGTGAATATATCTAAAGGAACTTCGTACCTTAAAATAGATTGTCCTAAAAATACAAAATCAAACTTTGGGTTTTGCGCCAAGGTCATTTGTTATCTGTTCTTTCTTTTCTGTTTTGTTTTCTAGTTCTCCACTAGCTTTGATTCTTTCTAAAGATCTTAACTGTCCTATAATATTAAACACTTCAGCTTCTGATGTACCATCAGTGATTGTTTTAGCTTTGCCTGCATACATTTTAGTATAAGACTCTAACTGGTGTGCATTAACGTCTTTGTCATTAAACGATCCATCATTAAATTCTTTTTTTAATTTAGACCACATTTTAATTTCACGCATTCTATGTCTTGCAACTTTTTCCATAGATGCTTTACCAAATCTAGCTTCATCTAAATCTATTTGATATTTAGTAGCTTTATACTCGTCCTCTTCTTTATCTAATTTTTTCTCTAACCATTTTATCTTTGCTTCGTTTCTTCTGTAGTCAAAAGATAAATGCATAAGGTTATCCAGATAACTAGATTGTTCTCTTACACACTGCCAATACTTTGCAGCTTTGGTTGGGTATCTATTATCTTGTAACACAGAAAACCTTGCTTCTGTTTCTGTTCGAAACATTTGTTTCTTGGTCCATGTGTCACGAAGCTCGTCTACCATACCTTTAAACGAAGACAGATCTTCTTGTGTTAATAAATTATTTAAGTGAGGTTCTTCACCTTGTATTACTTCTCTTACGTCTTTTTTCATATCTTTATATCCTTCTATTCTTTCCTATATACTCTATTTTAAAATAATTGCAAGTATTAAGAAACTGTAAATGTTACTGTGTTTGTGATTGTCTGAGTAAATTCTTCAGTTGAACTTACTCGTGAAGTAGGAGCTGTACGACCCCCCGCAGCTAAACCTAATGTTGATGATCCTGAACCAGCTAAATTCTGTCTAGCTGTTGATAAATCTGCTGTTTCGGACCATGAAGTTCCATTCCATGTTTCTGTTTTATCAGTACCAGGTGGAAAAGGACTTCCACCAAAAGCTATAGCGGCTGTATATGTTAAACCAGCCGAACCAATACTACTTCTAGCAGAATTTAAGTCGGCAACTTCCGTCCACGCTGATCCATTCCATGATTCTGTTTTGGCAGACTGTGCAGTATCATCTTCACTATATCCAGCAAAAGCTAAAGCAGCTGTGTTACTAGCACCAGCTCCTCCTAAATTAGATCTTTTTGAATTTACATCTCCAACTTCCGTCCATGTTGATCCATTCCATGATTCGTTATTTGCAATGTCGGCAGCACCAGGATCACCTGCACCTGTAAACGCTAAAGCAGATGTACTATTCGTTCCAGCACCAGCATGCACATATCTAGCTGCATTTAAATCTCCTACTTCAGTCCAAGAAGATCCGTTCCAAGACTCATTATTTGCAATGTATGTGGAGCTAGGGGTTTCACCTCCAAATGCTAACGCAGAAGTACTAGAAC